CAGCGTATCTCTTGATAAATTTCAAATTCTTACAGGTGGTCTAACGGCTAACATAGGTCTTGAGTTGTCTGATTCTGAATTAAGTCAACGGTTAAAAATATTGGAAAGTGAACGTGACTTGTTAAGCCGGAAACTGACATTAACCCAAGCGGAGCAGGTTATCACTGCCGCACAGGTGCAGGACGTTACAGTCCATCAGGAGCAGGAAGCACCCGCAGAAGAGGTCAAAGCATAATATAAGTAATAAGGCTTAACCTATTCAGGTGGTTAGGTTGTATCAAGTATGTAGTATGTGAGTATTATCTAACAGATATTATCAGCACTTCAGCGGGTTTTGGTGATTTGAGTTTTAATGGTCAATGACTATGGCAGGGGGGGGACTAACCAAACGAACTTTGAAAAATATATATGCAGTCTCCTGTTACTTGGCCCAGAAAGTAAAAAGGCGAAAATGGGGTGTCTGACTTGGCCCGAGAAATCAAAAAGGGGATTATTGTATTGGGCAGGTTGGAGTAATTACGGATATGGGGGTTATTTAAGCGTAAAGGTAGATAGGATAGGTTAAATAGTACAGATTAATACTTTTATACTATAACACAAGATAATGGTTTAAAAGTATGTTTAAATGAAAATAACTGATATAATGATATGTATATTAAGTTCAATGGAGGAGATAAATTTAGATGATAGACATAATCGTGCCGAAGGGTGGGAGATTCAGGAAGGACGAGAAGCCGAAGCCAGAGGGGAGTAAGGAGATGGCGGACAGATGGCGGAGGAAGAATAGGGCATTATGGACGCAAGACCCGCAGAAGGGGTTTCGGGAGTGCAAGAATGAACCGAGTGGTGAAGTGGTTAAGGCGGCTGAGAAGATGTATGGGGAGTATCGGAAAGGTCATATACGTCCCGTGTGAGGAAGTGCCAATATTTATTAAGGTAGCATATATAATATACTTTGGATATTTAATAAGTTCATATATAGATACTGCAATGATGTATTTATGGTACAAAGAAATGTATGGGGTGATGTGGATATATGCAATCGGATAGCGATATATTAACAGGGAAGATGTCGGAATTGGATACTCAGATACGGTCATTGAAAATGGAGTCGATAAGGCGGAGGGAAGAGGAGAGGATACGGTATTTTATCCCGAACGAGGCGCAGGAGCAGTTTATCAAGGCGATACAGTCTGAGACGGAGACTGCGATATTTAGTGCGGCAAATGCCTGCGGCAAAACGGCAGCTGGTGTAAATATGATTGGGAACATGTTTTATGGGCCGCAGAACGAATGGTTTGAGACTGACTTCTTTCGGAAGTTTAAAAGGCCGTCAAGAGGCAGGATAATATCGGAAGCTACTACCATAGAGCAGAAGATAGTGCCAGAACTCAAGAAGTGGCTAAAAGCAGGGACTTATGTGGCGAGGAAACTTAATAGGCCGTTTGAGAGCTACTGGAAATTGATGGATGGGACTGAATTTGATTTATTGACGAATGACCAAGACAAAAAGGAATTTGAGAGTGTAGATTTAGATTGGATATGGGAAGACGAACCGCCACGCAGGGATATACATCATAGTTCAATAGCAAGGTTAAGGTTTGGCGGGATAGTTATAATTACATTTACGCCATTGAAAAGCGGGCATTTCATATTTGACGATTATCAGGATAGGGAAGACGGGAAGAAGATAATATTCACGTTTGGGGATATCGAGCAAAACTGTTTTGAACACTCGAAAAGGGGTATAATTCCACATTCTACTATAATAAGGTGGAAGGCGGAATATGACCCTGATGAAGCGGAAGCAAGGTTGCATGGGAAACCGCAGTCACGATACGGCAGAATACACAAGCTCTTTGACAGGGAAAAGCATCTTATAAGCGAACTGCCAGCTAATGAATATACATGGTACTTTGTATTAGACCCGCATGAAAGAAGGCCTCCCGCAATGATATGGGTAGCAGTAAATCCTTCTGATATATGTATAGTAGTTGATGAATGGCCGAATGAGCGGTTTGATAAGTTAAGGGAATGTTCACTTGACTATGATGGGATTGTTAAGCTAATTAAGGCAAAAGAAGAGGATATGAAGATAAATGTTGAACATAGGGTAATTGACCCGCACTGCCTAAATAATCCACATTCCAATACGAGTATGACTATATATCAGGAATATAAAGCAAGAGGCATAAAATTCGATAGAAGGATAAGATTGTTTAAAGGGTTTGAAGATGTTGCCCAAAAGAAGTTGGATAGTTACTTATCGTTAAAGCCGAACCCAATGATATATATGATGAAGAATTGCAGGAATGTAATATATTCTCTTGAAAACTGGACGTGGGACGATTACGAGGGGAAGCTTGCGGAAAGAATGGATATACGGGAACATCCAAGTAATAAACATAAATGTTTTAGTAATCTTCTTGAGTATCTTGTGATGGCAAAACCCGAATATAGAACAAATACACCGCCAGCGACGGAACAATTAATTAGGACAGAAGATGACAGAGGAATTTTCGGAAAAACAGGATATTAATACTTGACAAAATTAGTAATATATAATATATTTATATTATGTAGTAAACATTGAAAATTTGGGGTGTGATTTATAGGGGAAAACAGTAGACCGCTGCAAGGACTCTTATAGGCCGCCCCAAAAAATAAAAAGAGGTGTTATGGATAAACCTGAAGACAAAATTGACAGTGTTCCTATTAACGACAAAAGGGATGAAAAATCCAGCGACAAAAAAGGCGACAATGGGAATGGCGGAGACTTAACAGCTCATATCCATTCAGAGTTCTGGGATACTGTTTATCGCCAAGGCATAGACCCGTACTTCGGGATGGGAATTGTACGCTCAAATGGGCAAGTCGCAGTGTTCGGGCCAAAAATGAGCGAACTCACCATGTATGACGACCGTAAAACAAGACAAGAAATGTTTAATATATTAATAGACGCATTATGTTTACTAAAGTATTTAAAAGTAGAAAGTCCCAGACCAAAAATTTATAAGGCAAGTTCTATGCCTCGAGTTTCATAAATGAACACTTTTTGTAATTTATGCAAGAATAAAAACGATTGCAACTGGCAGGAATATTTAAAGGGCAATGACGCAAGTAACTGTAGTTACTACCAGCCAAGGAAATCCAATGATTCGAAAAGTCAAGAGCGGATATTTTGTGGTGAGCCGCAAGGGCAGGCGGCTGAGCAAGAAACTTAGAAGCAGAAAAGCCGCTGTCCGCAGATTAAGACAGATAGAATTTTTTAAACACCGACGAGGAATATAGTTATACCTGACAAAAAGTGTCATATATAAAATAGGTAAACAATTATAATGAGAAGTTCACAGAATATGGTAAACGAATTAGAATATCAAATATATAATAGGCAAAGGAAAAATTATCAAGATTTTAAAATGATAAAGATTGAAGATTTTTTAGAACCAGAATATTGCGCTAAATGCGGGAAAGAAGTAAATGGGAAGACTTGTTATTGGGATGGTTCTTATAGAAGATTTATTTTTTGTGAAAAATGCTTCTTAAAATGTTTAGAGGGTAAAAGGAATGGAATATAAACTATATTTTGATGGAAGTTGTATCAATAATCCAAACGGCCAATCAACATCAGCGTTTGTGTTGTTCAAAGATGGCGTTGTTTTGGTTTCTAAGGCCATTAAAAATGGCATAGGTAGTAGCAATCAGTCTGAGTATAATGGATTGATTGTAGGGCTAAAGGAGTGCCTTAAAAGGCATATTGTGAAGGTAGATGTACTTTCTGACAGTATGCTTGTGGTACAACAGATGAAAGGAAACTGGCGAGTTAAGAATCCCAGGATAAAAGAATTGTATGAAGAAGCGAAGTTTCTTGAAGAACAAATTGGGGATGTACAATATCGTTGGATAAACAGGGAAGAGAACTGGATGGCAGATGAACTTGCAGGCGAAGAATTGGAAAGTTGTATGGGCGGTGTCCGATTAGTTGGAATTTGAATGAAAATTGAAAACTTGATTTTTTCAGAAAAAAGTATCCACACTTCTGGAAGTATTTATAATTAAAAGAATATATACTTTATATTACATACTAATATATAATAATAAATAAATATATTATGTATAATAATATAAAAGTATTACTAAAGATTAGAATTCTTTTAAATATATACTCCAAATTTGATTCTCGGAAGGTATGTTCTGGGGCTAACAGAATCTGTGGGTTGCACAAATTCATTTTACTGGCTATGCAAAGTATTGCGTTCCCATAGCAACTTATGGCTTTATACTTTAGGGAAAAGGAATCCCCTACTTCCATGCCACCCAAATACATAGCATTATGCGTACATTGTACGCCGCCATGAATGATAAACGATTTGCTTTTGAAAAAAGCAATCAGTGAAAGAAAATATTTCGGAAGGTTTTTTAACATAGTTCAGATTATATAAAATTTGTGCAAAGTTGTCAAGTAAAATTATTTCACGACGAGGAATTTATGCAAATTAAAAAATCACTTTCAAAAATGGCACTAAAATTGGATGATGAACAGAAGAAACAAATTTTAGACTTTTTGTGTAATGACCTACAGGAAGCTATAGACAGTTCCCGTGAGATTATAAGCGCTATGGATGACATAGATATTTTATATAAAAACAATCTTCCCGAAAAAACTTCTCCTTGGCACAACTGTTCAAATATAAATATCCCACGAATAACCATGGCTGTCAAAAGGTTCGTATCAAGATTTATGAAATCAGTTCTTGCTGGCGGGAATATATGGGTGGCGAGGCCTGGCGAAGAAGAGCAGGTTCGCACTTCTCCCATAGTAGAAAATATTTTGGATTATTTGGCGAGGGTGGAAATACACATTAAAAAGTTTATGCGGCGTGTTGCCGTGAAGTCATCGTTATATGGCATAGCAATCGGTCATCCGTATTGGGACGTAAATAGAAAAACGGTGCATGAAATAGTTATGTACGATAAAGTTGAAAAATTCATAAAAGATTTTCCCGACGCTGAAAGTGCGGAACTAAGTAAAGAAGAATATAATGGGCATATAAAATCTTTAGAGAACAAAGAAAAGATTGAATTAGATGTTCATTATGAGGAAGAAGTCGGAAGTGTCAAGATTGATGTTATAGACAGGCGGAATTTTGTTGTTCAAAAGGGAGTGGATGATTATAACGAAGCAAGAATTACGGCGCAGATACTATTTAAAAACTGGTATGATATACAGGCGGATGTTCCAACGGGAGTTTATGGAGAAGACAATAACGGGCAGTCTATGGACGAACTAAAGACTGCGATGGGGATAACCGATACTTTAGATGAAACGGCGAAAGATGAAATTTATCATAATTCAATGAAATGTTATAAAGGGTTATGGAAATACGATATAGAAGGAAAAGGGAAGACAGAAGAAAAATTTATATTTACAGTGATATATGATGGTAGCATAAAGCACCTGTTAAGAATAGAAAGATACAGTTATATTCATGATAGGTGTTTTTTTATTCCGTTTATGATTGAAGATGACCCAGAAAAGGGGTTTGGGAACGAACTATTTGACCTTAACTTGCTTGAAAATGCGAGGCATAATCAAAGGGTAGATGCGGGGACGCTTAATAATATCCGTATTTATGTGGCGAGGCAGGATAGTAACGTCAGGGAATCCGAACTTACCGCATCTCACGGAACTATATTCTATATTGAGCCAGATGGGGAAATGAAGTTACTTCAAAATCCCGCAGTGAATAACGCAGATGTAATATTAGAAGAAAATATGCTTGAGCGGATGGGGGATAACGTAACGTTAATATCAAGTTACGCTTCTGGCAGGGAATCGGCGCTTGACCCAAGAGCGCCAGCAGCAAAGACGGCAATGTTGATTCAGCAGCAGGATATAGGAATAGGGTATTATATTGACTGTTTAGATGACAGTTTTGCTGATTTAGGGTATCAGATAATGTCGTTATATCATCAATTCGGGTTTAGTGACGAAATGTTTAAGAAGAAAATCAGGAAACTTACGGGTACAGGATACGAATTTGAGTCATATACAAGAGAAGATTTAAGACTTAAAGGAATGGAATTTGGGTTAAGGGCTTCTTATGCGGGAACGAATGATTTAGTGGAACGTGTCAAGGCAAGAGAAGAATACGATTTGTGGATGCAACATCCAGAAATAGTCAAAGACCCGACAAGACGGCTTGAGGCGTTAAGATATTTAATGGCAAAATATGGGGATGTAATTCCGTCAACAATCATACCGACGGCAGAACAGACAAAAGAAGAACAGAAGAAACTATTAAAAGAATCGTTAAAGGAAATGGTGGAAGAAAAATTTGAGCAGTTAAAAATGCAGATGGCGGGAATGCAGTCGCCTAATCAGGGACTTCCTCCAGATATGGGCGGGATTCCGAATATGGGAGCAAGCGGGAATATGCCAATGCCAGAAGAAAATATGCCACAGGGGGGAAACTTAAATGGATGACCAAGAAAATTTTAGAATTACGGTAGAGAAAGAAATCAAGGAAAAGATTATTTCTCTAAAGGATTTAGAAGGGTGGCAGGAAGTAAAAAAATTTTACGAGAATACACGGGAAGTGTTGATTGGGCATCTTATAACTTTTCTTTCTGGGGACAATGTAACCATTGATTGGCAAAGGGAACTTTTAAAGGCAAAGGGAATGGCGATAAAAATAAACTTATTAAATGATATTTTCGGACAACCTTTAAGATGTGAGAAAGAGGTTGAAGAAATAAAGAGAAAAATAGATGTAATAGGTAGGGAAGAAAGTAAAACAGAGAGGCGATATAATCTCTGACGACCTAAGCACTCTGACGGAAATGAGTGGAATTTAAAGGGAGAAAACAATGGTAATGGTAGATGAAGAAAACGTTGGAAAAGATGAACAGAACGAGAACACCGAATCTCAGGAAGAAATCAACGAACTTCCAAAAGCGGATGACGAATCGCAAGATGGCGGCGAACAAAAGCCAGACGAACAACAGAAAGAAGATGACAAATCTCATAAAATGAGTGAGTTTGAAATCAGGAAAATGCTTGAACGAAAACTTGACGCTTCTGAGAAAAGGTTTGATGGTTTAAAGCAGGAGTTGGATTCGGTAAGAAGTAAAGTGGATTCAACCCAGACAAAACCACAAATAAGTCAAGTAGATGAAGCTCTTGAAAAAATTTCTAAGGATTATGAAACTGGGCAGTTTAGCAGGGATAACTTTAAGGGGTTTGCCCAAGCGGTGTCTGCTGAAGTGGTAAATTCCGTAAAGGCGGGAATAACTCCGATTTTGGCAAGACAACAGCTCATTGAATCCGAAATAGGGAAAATGAGGCGGCAAAGCTGGTATGAGCCATCAGTTGAACCGTATTTAAGAGAAACGCTTGCTGGGGTTGACCCGCATGACTTTCTTAAAAATCCTGCAAGAACTGCCGATGAAGCGTATAGTTATGCTTTAGGCAAGTATTCCAGGAGTGAAGGGAAATCAGAAATGAATAAAACAAGGACATCCAAGCAAATTCCTCCGAAACTTGAATCGGGTGGTCAATCAAGGCCAAAATCTTCAGCTGAAACAATTCCTCAGTGGGTTAAAGACGAAGCTGACAAGAGGGGATTGGAGCATATAGATTGGTGGAATATAGTAAAGAATAGAGATAAAAACAAAAAATAGACATGATGTGGAGGTGAATTAATATGTCAACAAGCAAAGCTAACGTAGGGCCTGTTATGGCCCCAGGTGGAGTAGATGCGATAGTAACCATACAGCAACCTGTAGCGGCAAGTCAGGTGTTTTATTTTAATGGAAGTATGTTTTTCTATTTGGATTCAAGCGGATATGTTGTTGGAAGTATAACTGCGACACAATATGTTTGCGGATGGGCATTATGCCCAGTGTCTTCTGATGGGACTACGCAGACTTATTGGACGTCAAATTTAACCGCAGGGACAAGTAAAGTTCCGTGTATTATGGCGCAGGTCAATCCTGGTTGTGTATTCAGAGTTCCCACGACAGCAGCTGGTGGGCTTTCCGTACAGGCAAGAGTAGGAGAATGCGCTGATTTGGTTGGAGATAACGCTTCGGCTCAATATGTGACTCCAGCAACCAATGTACAGGATATTCTAATAGTAGTGGGCGTTGACCCAGATGGCGATACGAATGCGTGTTTAGTAACATTCAATCCAGAGGAAATGGAGATGGAAACTTAATTGAGGGGGTGTTTTAAATGTCAACAAATAAAAGCAATGTAGGGCCAGTTATGGCCCCAGGTGGAGTAGATACAGTCGTAACGATAGAACAACCTGTTGCGCTCTCTCAATATTTCCATACGAGTGGTTCACATTTTTTCTATTTTAATTCAGGATATGTGACTGGAGCATTAACATTAACTGAATATTTGGCTGGGTGGGCATGTACGCCAGTATCGATAGAATTAACAACTTCTATTATAAATTACTGGATGTCAAATGCCGCAACGCCATATAGCAGAGTTCCTTGTATATTAGCTTCGGTCAATCCTGGCTGTGTATTCAGAGTTCCCACGACAGCAGCTGGTGGGCTTTCAGTACAGGCAAGAGTAGGAGAATGTGTAGATTTGGTTGGAGTGAATGACGGCACGGCTCAGTATGTAACTCCTGGCACAAGCACACAAGATATATTGATTTGTGTGGGCGTTGACCCAGATGGCGATACGAATGCGTGTTTAGTAACATTCAATCCAGAGGAGCAACAGCAAACAACATAATATAAATAATTGGAGGTGAACAACTATGTTTCAACGAAGTAGTGAAGTATATGCAATGAAAAGAGATATGAATAAGTGGGGGTTTGAGTCGTATAATGCTCTGCCGTCAACTTATACACAGCTTTATGAGTTAAGAAAATCAAAAGCTGCTTATGAGATAGAGGTTTCTGCTATAGGAATGGGTAAACTTGTGGAGAAAACAGAATCTTCTCCCTTGATTGCCAGAAATCCTATGGAAGGGTATCCTGTCTATGGAAAGAATAGAACATTTGGAGATTTAATTCAAATGACTTATGAATCCGTAGAGGACAACCAGAAAGTAGGGGATATTCTTAAAGCGACATCTCAGACTTGGGGATTTACTGTTCCTGAAACACTGGATAATTTTTATGCTAAACCATATAATTATGCAGGATATACGTCAGGACACGACATCTTTAATGCGACTATTACTGGTGTATGCGCAGACCCAAGCGGGCTTTTTATTTATGACGGCAAGCCGTTAGTGGCATTATCGGGTAATAACCATACGTCAAAAGGCGGCGGGACATATTACAATGGTACTGCAAACACACTGACTTATGGGTATCTTCAAGATGCTTATACATTAATGGCGTCAACAAATGCTTTTAATGAAAAAGATGAGAAGATAAATATAACTGCAGATACACTTCTTGTGCCTGCTGCGTTAAGGTTTACAGGGACTGAATTACTAAATTCAGAAAAGCAACCTTGGGTATCAACCAACACGGCAAGTTCTGTGCAGAATATTGTTAAGTTAGTTGTGTGGAACGAACTTACGGATACTAATGCTTGGTTTTTATTGAAAGCAAAGATGGGAATGGTAGCTATGGATAGAGAAGCTATGGCTATAGATTTTTGGCAAGACCCAACAACCAAAAATTTTATGGCATCTTGTCAGGTAAGATTCGGGCTTTTGATAAATAATTTCAGAGGCACGATTGGCAATGGTTGTGAAGTATCGTAGTTAATTTAATTCTAAGGGGGAGGTATTCTTCCAAGACTATCTCCCTCGTAGGAGTTTTATGTCATCACTAAATCTTTTTAAGAGGAAGTTCGGTACTTGCGATAAGTGCGGGACAGATTTGGAACAGGTGTATGCGTATAAACAAATGCACTTTTGCAAGTCTTGCCTTATTCTTGACCGTGACTTTGAAAAATCAAAGAATATAGAAAAGAAAAAGGATGATTGGGAAGAACTATTTTTAGAGTAAGGAGGAACAGGTATGCCAGATGCAAATGCGAAAGAAAAATTGAAAGAGGATTCTCCGGAAGTATCGGCGTTAAAGAAAGAAACCTATATCAGACAACACGAACATCAGTTCTCAACGGGTGATATAGAATTGAAAGATGCGCTTCTTACGGAAGGATTTTCTGTCAATGGGATAGTTACTGACCCGAAAACTAAAAAGAAAATGTTTTTCTTTGCTGAAGATAAGGCGGTAATAGAAGATTTAATCAGAAAAAGAAAAGAGGAGGCTAATAATGAAAGTACATAAAAAACTTATTGCTATTTTATCTACTATAATTGTATTAGTTGGAATAGCATTTTTGCCTATTACTCGGAATGTTGTGGCGGGTATTACGAGAATATGGGGAGGTGAAAATTTAGGATGGGAAATATCAACTTCAAAATATTTACTTCCTATAACTGACCTTACGTACAATCTTGGTTCTACTTCATATAGAATATTGGGAATGTATGCAAGAGATGTATATCTCGGCAATGCAGCAGCTCCGAAATCTTATGGAGAAAGAATATATAAGAGAGTGTATAACCGAACAGGAAAAACACTGACGAATGGAGAAGTTGTTTGTTATTACACTGCTTCTACCGTAACAATCGGCGGATTTGGTGTGGATATTGAAACTGCACCGAATACTACGGCTGGAGCAGGACAGGATTTAGAAACAATAGCTGGAGTTATTGCAGAAACAATTAGTCCGTCAAGTTATGGTTATATGCAGGTATGGGGTGTTCATACAGCAATTAAGGCGAATTATAGCGCATTAACCGTACCTACTGTAAATTACAGAATTGTTACATCAACACGTTCTGGGTTTGCTTGTGCAAGTTCTTCGTCAACTACAAATATTGGTATGTGGTTACAAACAACTACAGCAAAAACTTCAACAGGAACGGCAATAGGGTTTATTAAAGCATTAAGTCAATAGGAGGAAAAAATGAAAAAGTTTTTAGGAATAGCTTTTTCCTGCCTGATTATTTTATTGGGATGTTATGTATTCGTATCTGGCGATGGAATAGCTGATTATAGTCAATTATTTCAACCATTTACGACAACCATTTCAAGCGCAGGTGCTGTAGCAGCAACGCAAGTTCCGACATTGATAAAAGCCGCAAATAAGGCAAGGGTGTATATAGAACTACGGAAAAGCGGCAAGATTGGGAATCTTACATATATTGGAAACAATGCTTCAATATCTACTTATTCCTATACTTCTCCGAATGCGACATTTAAGTTGCATCCGTATGTGGAAGATTCCTCAAGCACAACATTGAGACTGTGGAATTTTCAGGGTGCTTTATATGGTATTTCCGTAGGAACTTCGTCTGTTACAGGATACGAATTATTGCAAAGCCAATAAAATAGGAGGAAAAATGGAAAAGACCTTACGGGAACTTGAGACTGAAAAACAATCTGTTCAAGACTCAATAGATTCCCTGCATCGGACTAAACAAGAAGTTTTAGATTCAAAACATCGGATTGAATCGCAGATTAGGGACACAGAAAAAAGACGGGATGAATTAGTTGCATTAACTTCTGATATGGAAGCAATCTATCGGGAAATATCAGATAAGGTTGCTCAAAAGACTAAAGACCTTAATAACAAAATCTCGGAATTAAGCAGATTAAGTCTTGAATCGGCGGAACGTTTCCAACAGCAAAAAGAAGAAATAGAAAAGGAAAGAAAACTTCTTGAGTCCGAAAAAGAAAAATCAGCATTTGACTTTGAGAATCTTAAAGTAGCGTTAAGAGATTCAATATTCAGATGGCAGGAGTCTGTTGATAAGTTGAATTCTGAAATTAAGAATCAAGCAAACAGTATTATCGAAAGAATGTAAGGGGAATTTTTATGAAAAAGATAATTGCCCTTTATCCTTTATCAGGTACTACGGCAGCTGGTACAGATACTGTTTCTACAGGGAATATACACGGAATATTGAGGAATGTCCGTTGTAAGTTTACTACAGGCACAACGACATTTGTTTTAACCATCAATGATTCTGATGGTATTCCTATTTTTGTTTCAGAAACGGAAACGGGAACTTTGGTTGAACAGGTTGAATTAGCTATTCGTGGGGTTTATTCTGTTGTAATATCAAGTGCAAGTGCGGATGAAGATTTTGAAGTTAGATTAGAGGTGGAAGAATAATGGCTGTATGGCCTATAAAAACAAGAGCTTCCCAAGTCAGAATCCACGATGCAGGCGGGTATTATACTGGTATTCAGGTTGAGGCAGCACTACAGGAAATAGGGGTAACTATTGGCGCATTAGGTGCTACCTATCTTAAACTTGACCAGACTGCTCCGCAAGTTACAGTGGGAACGTTTACATTCCCTAATATAGTAGATTCTGGGCTTACAATTACCCGTATTCCTTTTGCCTCTACCGCAGGACTTCTAGTAGATAATACTAATTTTATCTATACCACCGCTTCAAGTGCCTTACAGAATACAGGACAGACTACTTTT